CGTAGACAAAGCTGACGGAACCCGTGTAGATATTTTAGGCGGTGGTAACGTATCAGCTAAAGACTTTTTGTTAATTGACGGTAACGCAGTGTTTGTTCTTCAAGCTGGTGACGCTATCAAGGCGTACACTACATCGGCAGGAGACATGGAGTTTGTTGTAACCTTTGACTTACTAGAGCAACCCGCAATCTTTGTAAACTTTAACGGAAGCTAACGTGATTACTATCGTCGGTGCTGATTGGTGTCCTGCGTGTCAGAGGGCCAAGAAGTTAGCAAAAGAGTACAACCTAGACTACAAGTACGTACACATTCCTCCGGGTCAAGCTGGGTGGGACTTAGTAGAAGCCGTAAGCGGCAAGAGGAGTATTCCTCAGGTATTTTACCACTTTGGTGGTTCAAAAGAGTTTAGAGAAGCCCTCAACAGCGTAGGAGAACTTACACAATGATTAAACACTTATTTACTATCTTTGCCTTACTAGCAGCACCTGTTGTCTTTGGTAGCACCGTTATTAACTACGACGACGGATCTACGTACACACTAGAAGAAAACCAAGAAATCTACATTAGCACCCCCAACAGTGCGTTGTTCAAGAGACAACTGATGGGCAACAAGGACACGTTCTTTAGAGTACAGAAGCCGTGGACTAAGCGTGACTACGTGCCTGTTGAGTCAGATGATTTTGCTGCAGGGTCACACGAGTGGTGCAAGGCGTACATCCCGTGGTCTGAGGGTCTATCGTTTGACATGGTAACGTGGCAACGCTCCTGTGACACCAACAACGATGGTAAGTACGGATGTGGTGACTCTCAGTTTAATAACTCAGATGACGCTGGAGTTTGTAACTAAAAATAGTGACAGACTTAAACGTACAACTGTTGCCGTGGCAGCAGGAAGTCTACTCTGACCCAACACGGTTTAAGGTAGTAGCAGCAGGACGGAGAACAGGGAAGTCCCGTCTAGCTGCTTGGATGTTAATCATTAACGCTCTACAGACCGATAGAGGTCAAGTTTTTTACGTTGCGCCTACGCAGGGCCAAGCAAGAGACATCATGTGGCAGACCCTGCTAGAGCTAGGACACCCTGTTATCTCAGGTTCGCACATAAACAACCTGCAGATCAAGCTGGTCAACGGGGCCATGATTAGTCTCAAGGGAGCCGACAGGCCAGAGACAATGCGTGGTGTGTCCTTGAAGTTTCTCGTGATGGACGAGTACGCAGACATGAAGCCTGACGTATGGGAACAGATACTCCGTCCAGCACTAGCAGACCAGAAGGGTTCTGCGATGTTCATAGGTACGCCTATGGGACGTAACCACTTCTATGAACTGTACAAGTACGCGGAGTTAGGTGACGATGAGACTTACAGGGGCTGGCATTTCACCAGCTACGATAACCCGCTGTTGGACGCCTCTGAAATCGACATGGCGAAGAAATCAATGTCGAGTTACGCCTTTAGACAAGAGTTCATGGCCTCGTTTGAAGCCAGAGGCTCAGAGATGTTCAGAGAAGACTGGATACAATTCGGAGAAGAACCGGAGGACGGAGACTACTACATAGCTGTTGACCTCGCTGGTTTTGAAGAAGTAAACAAGAAACGAACAAAGAACTCTAAACTTGATGAAACCGCAATCGCTGTTGTTAAAGTTAGTCCTGATGGTTGGTACGTTGATAACGTTATATATGGGCGGTGGAGCCTTGACGAGACTGCCACCAAGATATTTCAGGCCGTTAGAGACTACAGACCCATTAGCGTTGGTATTGAGCGAGGAATCGCAAAGCAAGCAGTAATGAGTCCTCTGTTGGACTTACAGAAGCGCTACGGGACTTTCTTTAGAGTCGAGGAACTAACCCACGGTAACAAAAAGAAAACAGACAGGGTTATGTGGGCGTTGCAAGGACGCTTTGAGAACGGTTACGTAACACTGAACAAGGGCGAGTGGAACTCAAGATTCTTAGATCAACTGTTTCAGTTCCCAGACCCTCTGACACACGATGACTTGGTTGACGCCTTAGCTTACGTAGATCAGTTAGCACAAGTAGCGTACCACTACGATTACGAAATTGATGACCACGAAATACTAGACGTAGTAGCAGGATACTAAAGTGGAAAAAGAAGTTTTCAGAAAGTTTAACACCTATGGCATCTACGCTATTTCTGCCGTAGTGTTTTTTACACTGGGTTACAGCGTAGCAATACTCTAAGGACAATACTATGGCAGAAGAAATCTTAAACCCAGATCCCCTGATGATTGAGGAGTCTCTGGAAGAGTGGGTAATGACCAAGTGTGAAAACTGGCGTGATTACTACGAGTCTAACTACGAAGCAAAGTTTGAAGAGTACTACAGGCTCTGGCGAGGACAGTGGGATCCCGCAGATTCCCAGAGAGGATCAGAGCGTTCCAGAATCATTTCTCCTGCGTTACAACAGGCCGTAGAATCTAACGTAGCAGAGCTAGAGGAGGCCACGTTTGGTAGAGGTAAGTGGTTTGATATTGCTGACGATACTAACGACAAAGACAGACAAGACATCCAGTACCTCAGAAACAAGCTCACAGAAGACTTTGACAACACAAAGGTACGCAAGGCTGTTGCAGAGTGCCTGATTAACTCAGCAGTCTTTGGCACAGGCATAGGCGAGGTAGTTCTTGAGGAAATCAAGGAGATGGCTCCTGCTACTCAGCCTATTATGGACGGACAGTTGCAAGCTGTAGGTGTCAACATCACCGACAGAATCGTTGTTAAACTCAAGCCCGTGTTGCCTCAGAACTTCCTAATAGACCCTGTAGCAACGACTGTAGAAGACGCTATGGGCGTAGCTATCGACGAGTTTGTGTCTAAGCACCAAGTAGAACTGATGCAGGAACAGGGCGTGTACAGAGACGTATACGTTGAGTCTGCAGCGCCTGACACAGACCTAGAGCCAGATCAAGACCTCACGATCTACAACGATGACAAGGTANGGTTNACNAAGTACTACGGACTCGTGCCTCGTGAGTTGCTTGAGGCTGAAGACGTAGAAGTAGAAACTGAGTCTATGTACGTTGAAGCTATCGTGGTTATCGCTAACGGTGGTACACTCTTGAAGGCTGAAGCTAACCCGTACATGATGGGTGACAGGCCTGTTGTTGCGTTCCCTTGGGACGTAGTACCCGGAAGGTTCTGGGGTCGTGGTGTGTGCGAGAAGGGTTACAACTCTCAGAAGGCTCTTGACACTGAGCTACGCGCACGTATCGACGCTTTGTCACTAACTATTCATCCAATGCTCGCTATTGACGCAACTAGGTTGCCTCGCGGGGCTAAACCAGAAGTACGTCCGGGCAAGATGATTCTAACTAACGGAGATCCTCGTGAAGTACTTCAACCGTTCAACTTTGGGCAAGTGGGTCAGATCACTTTTGCACAAGCTCAGGCGCTTCAACAGATGGTACAGCAAAGTACAGGAGCCGTTGACTCTGCAGGTATTGCTGGTCAAGTTAACGGAGAAGCAACAGCAGCAGGTATAAGTATGTCTTTGGGCGCTATCATCAAGCGTCACAAGCGTACCCTCATTAACTTCCAGCAGTCGTTCCTGTTGCCGTTTGTAACTAAGGCTGCACACAGGTACATGCAGTTTGACCCTGAGAACTACCCTGTGGCTGACTACAAGTTCAACGCTACGTCAACTCTGGGCATCATCGCTAGGGAATACGAAGTGACCCAGCTAGTACAACTGTTGCAGACCATGAAGCAAGACTCTCCAATTTACCCTGTGTTGATACAAAGTATCATCGACAACATGAACCTGAGTAACCGTGACGAGTTGATTGCGTCTATGCAACAGGCGTCTCAGCCAGATCCTCAGGCACAGCAGATGGCTCAGATGGCTCAACAGGCTCAACTTGAGTTCCAGCAAGCACAAACCGCAGCACTCCAAGGACAGGCAGCAGAATCGCAAGCTAGAGCAATTAAGTACGGTGTAGATGCTCAACTGGCTCCGCAAGAGCTTGAGATTGACAAGATTAGTGCTATAACGAGAAACTTAAGAGACGGTGATGCAGATGACAGAGAATTTGAGAAACGTCTCAAGATTGCTGAAGTAGCACTCAAAGAAAAAGCACTGAACAACCAATCTAACAGAGGAGCAACTCCCGGTGTTAATGACACAAACAGAAATGAACCAGTTTCTCAGCCAAATCAACCAAGCGTTCCAAGACCAGTTCAACAAATTGGAGGCGCTGGAGGCCAAGGTCGCGGCCCTAGAGGGCCAAATGTCGGCCCTGCACCAGAAGGAGGACTCTAGTAATGCCAAAGGATCCACGGCTGGAAAGAGCAGGAGTAAGCGGGTACAACAAGCCAAAGAGGACGCCTAATCACCCTAAGAAGAGTCACATTGTCGTAGCTAAAGAGGGTGACAAAGTTAAAACTATTCGCTTTGGTGAACAGGGTGCTAAAACTGCTGGTAAACCTAAGGCGGGTGAAGGCGACAAAATGAAAAAGAAGCGAGCATCGTTTAAAGCTCGTCACGCTAAAAACATAGCCAAAGGCAAGATGTCTGCGGCTTATTGGGCAAACAAGGTGAAATGGTAAGATGGCTAAAGGCGTACCACACTACAAAAAAGACGGGACTCTGCACACGGGAGAAACCCACAAGATGCCTGACGGCTCACTACACTCAGGCAAAACACACACTAAATCCTCAGTACCTGTGTTTCACATGAAGGATCTTTCTAAAACCGCTAAGGAGAAGGCTATGAAGATGTACGGAAGTAAAGCTAAAGCTAAACCCAAGAAAAAGGCCGCATCTAAACCCAAGCGTAAGCCAATGAAAAAAGGCTACTAAGATGCCAAAAAAAGGACTGTACGCTAATATCCACGCCAAACGCAAGCGTATCAAGGCTGGATCAGGAGAAAAGATGCGTAAACCGGGGTCAAAAGGCGCTCCGACAGCCCAAGCCTTTAAGAAGGCCAAGAAGACAGCAAAGAAATAATGGTAAAATTCACGTAAAATAATGCTTGACTTTTGGTCAAAAATGTGGTATAATATATAGTGTACTTAGGTACAACACTTAACAGAGATAACCCAAGAGGCCTCAAGATGGATCAAGAAACACAGCAGTACTACGACAATTACTTTAGTCTTTTTATTACTGATGGCTGGAAACAGCTTATGCAGGACTTTGGTAACAATGCTCTGCAGATTAACAGTATAGAAGCAACTAAAGATGCTGACGATATGTTCTTTCGCAAGGGACAACTAAACGTATTAGCCCACTTGATTAACATGGAAACTATCGTTACAACTAACTACGAAGAAGCGTCAAAGACTGAAGAAGAAGATGATTAAAGTATTTGACTTTCGTTGTACTAACGGACATACATTTGAAGAATTTGTAGAATCAGGTACTACATCCAGTAGGTGCGGGTGTGGTGCTAACGCTACAAAGATTGTCTCAGCTACTCAGCATATCCTAGAAGGATCATCAGGGGACTTCCCCGGAAGACACATGAAGTGGGTACGCGAACACGAGAAGGCTGGACAAAAGAGCAGGGAATCTCAACTATAGAGGCAACTCCCATTTAATCCTCCATAACCTAATAATAATAGGCGGGGTAAGTTTAGAATGTCACGAGCAACATTAATTGATGAGCGTAAGGAAGAAGATCAGGAACCAACAGACCAACTCGACACACAGGATACTGTAGAGACTCCTCAAGAAGAGGAACAACCTCAACAGCCTGAAGTTCCAGAAAAGTACAAAGGTAAATCTGTAGAAGACCTCGTACAGATGCACCAAGAGCTTGAGAAGTTTTCAGGCAAACAGAGTACGGAAGTTGGAGAGTTACGTAAAGTTGTTGATGATTACATCCAGACACAACTCTCGACCCAACAAGCACCTCAACAACAGCAAAACCAAGACGATAACGATGACGATGTAGATTTCTTTGTCGATCCTAAAACCGCTGTTAGTCGAGCTATAGACAACCACCCTAAGATAAAAGAAGCACAGGCTTACACACAACAGTACAAACAACAGGCTACTCTTGCACAACTCAAGTCCTCTCATCCTGAGATGGAACAGATACTGCAAGACCCTAAGTTTGCTGAGTGGATCAAAGGGTCAAAAGTCCGAACACAGTTGTTTGTTCAGGCAGATCAACAGTACGATTACGATGCTGCTAACGAACTGTTTAGCCTCTGGAAAGAACGGAGTCAAGTAGTTCAACAGACTGCACAAGCAGAAAGAGAAGCGCGTAAGAGTTCAGTAAAGACTGCATCTACAGGCAACGCTCGCGGAACAGCAGAGGGATCTCGTCGTAAAGTTTATCGTCGTGCTGACATTATTAAACTTATGAGAACTGACCCAGAGCGTTATCAGTCCATGTCGGACGAGCTACTTAAGGCTTACGCAGAGGGTCGGGTTCGATAGCCTAAAGGAGAATTACAATGGCTGGTGAAACCTCTGGTGCCTATTTTACAGCTAATGCTGTAGTAGACAAAACTGCTGCGGGTACTTTTATTCCAGAAATCTGGAGTGACGAAGTAATCGCTGCTTATCAAAAGAACCTGAAGATGGCTCCCCTTGTCAAGCGTCTCGCTATGACTGGCAAGAAGGGTGACGTTATTCACATTCCTAAGCCCATCCGTGGTGCTGCATCTGCTAAGGCAGAAGCTGTAGCAGTTACGATTCAGGCTAACCTTGAGTCAGAACTGACTGTCACTGTTGACCGTCACTTTGAGTACTCACGTTTGATTGAGGACATCGTAGAAGTACAGGCTCTGTCCTCTCTGCGACAGTTCTACACTGAAGACGCTGGCTATCAGCTTGCTCTTAAGGTAGACACTGACCTCATCAACGCTGCTACTGGTTTTGGTAACGGTACTCGTACTGCTGCTCCGACTGATGCTTCTAGCTGGGTTAACAGCAACGCTTACTAC